ACAGCCATCTGCAGGTTGGAACACTGAAAACGGAACTGCAACAGAAAAAAGCCCTGCATTTGGTAAGGTTTCTTTCTCACCAAAGAGATTGGCTGCGTTTATCCAGGTTTCAAATCAGTTGTTGCGCCAATCTTCAAATAGCATCGATGCTTATGTGCGTCAATATTTGATTAATGCAATGGCTCAAGAGCTTGAAAAAGCGGCCATTAAAGGCGGCGGAACCAACGAGCCAACCGGTATTATCGGTAACAGCAATGTTAACGTAATTTTTGCAGGTGGCGCGGCTTCAAACTCAACCAACGCAAACGGTGCGGCGGTTGTTTGGGCTGACGTTGTGAACGCAATGAAAGCAGTTGAAAACAGCAACGCAATGGGACAAGCCTATTTGACTAACCCATTGGTTAAAGCTGCTTTGCAAACTACTGCACGTCAAGCTTCGGGTGTTGAAGGTAATTTTATCCTTCAGTCAGGTGCAGGAGAGTTGAACGGCTACCCATTAGCGGTAACTACCAACGTGCCTAGCAACTTGTCTAAAGGAACTTCTAGCACCTTGTCTGGTATGATCTTCGGAGATTTCAGCAAATTGGCTATCGCTTCATGGGGCGGAATGGAACTCACAGTAGATCCTTTCTCAGGAGCAACTGCAGGTTTGACTAACATGGTGCTTAACAGCTACATGGATGTAAACTTGTTACAGCCTAAAGCGTTTGCGGTTTGTAAGGATATCGTAGCGTAATTTTAAGGCCGCGCGGGGCCTATAGATACCGCGTGCCCTGGGGCGCTTGATTGCCGCTCCAGGGAGCCAACATGAAAGTGAAATTTGTTAAATTTCCAATTGCCTTAAACCTTGCGTATAACGTAGGTGATGAGGCTGTACTTGAAAGCAAGCAGGCTCAATTGTTAATTGAAGAAGGTTATGCCGTAGAAGTAAAAGAGGAAGTAAAGAAGAAGAAACCGATTAACCCTGAGGAAGGCGATTAAAAATGATCATAGGCAAGCGCATAGTGAGCGTGAGTAACGCAGATACTGACTACATTTCCGTAGCTGAGGCTAAAACCCATCTACGCGTAACAACGTCGGCGGATGACACATATATAAGCAATTTGATAAGTGCGGCGCTTGACATGGCTTCGCATTATGTTGGTTATGAGGTGCGCGAAAGTGTTTGCCGTTATGGTTTCGGTGAATTAGTGGGGCAGCCTGCAACGGTTAATCCATTGAACGGATCGCCATTGCTTGTGGGGAATTATTGCCGCATTCCAGCGCGTGTGATTTCATTGAATGCGTTTTATTATGTCAATGAAAATAATGCACTAACAGCGTTCACTGATTATATAACCGAGCCTGAGCCCTTGTCTAATTTTGGGCTTGATTTGTATCTTAACAGCACGCCGTCAATTTAACGGATGCGCAATCAAAATACATTGCACAGGTAACAGAGGGCTTTGAGCCTGAAAGTTTTCCAGATAGCGTTAAAATGGCCTGTTTACTTATGGTGGCGCAGTATTATGACAACCGCCAAAATATTATCGTTGGCGTGAGTGCTACTGAAATGCCCTACGGATCAGATTTTTTATTGAACAAATATAAATTAAGCACGTTTGCATAATGAACGCGGGAAGGTTTGACGATTTAATTTCTATTTACCGTTACACTACGGAAATAAACACCGATACAGGTGAGCCGATAAAAACATGGTCGAAACTTGCCGATGTATGGGCAGAGGTTAAGCGTAAAAACGGCGTCGAGCAAGTTGCTGCAGAACAGCGCGAAAATAAACAAACAGCAACCGTAAAGATTAGATTTTACGAAGGGTTAAGTGTTTTGGATAGACTTGTTATTGATGGGGTAAATTACAATATTGTTTCGATTAATTCCATTGAGCGCAGGATGTATGACGAACTTTATTGCGAAAGTAGTCAATAATGAAGTACACAACAGGCTTCCAAGAATTAAGCAGGGATTTGAAAAAAGCCCTTGAAAAAATTACACCTAAAGAGGCTTTAAAAATAGTTGAGCAAGAGGGTAATAACTTGGCGCAATCGATTCGACAAAATGCGCCAATGCAAATAATTAAAGAGGACATAGGCGTTATTTCCAAGCCTGGATATGATAGCAGTGTGTTGGTTGGTTTGCGATACGATAAGGGGCCGCGCACCAATTTAGCTTATGCTTTCGAGTATGGCACGGTGAAGCGTTTTGTTAAGCCTAAAAAGGGCAGTAACAGAGCCGCACAGGATAGGAGTTATTATAGGGGTTTTTTATCGCCTAAGCCATTCTTTCGGCCTACTGTTGACAGCAACGCAAATAAAGTTGTAACCAACATAGCCGATAAAATTTTTAAACTTGCAACAAATAAATTAAAATAAAATAATCATGGCAACTACTGGACTAGTTAACGGAACCTTGATAGCAATCTACAAGGACGTTGCAGGAACATTGACAAAAGTGGCAAACGCTACTTCGAGCGATTTTGAATTAACTCGCGACACTATTGACGCAACCAATAAAGATGGCGGCGCGTATAAAGAGTTTTTAATTGGCCTTGCTGGCTGGACTATGAATGCTGAAGGCTTGTTTGAGGAGGATGGAAGCGCTACTGGTATTTCTCCAAAAGATCTATTAACTGACATTATTGCTGGAGCCCCTATCACAGTTGTAATGACTTCAAATGCAACTGGTGATTTAAAAGTTAGCGGTTCTGCTATTATTACTTCATTTTCTTGGAACGCTCCAGTGAACGATGTTTCAACTTTTTCCGTAGCTTTGCAAGGTACCGGAACTTTGACCGTCGGCACTATTTAATTGTTTTGTTTTTCATTCCATGCAAGAGGGCGCAGAAATGCGCCTTTTTGTTTATATTCGCAGAATGGAAATAACGATAAACGGCAAAACACACCCTTTATTTTTCTCAATGAATGCAATCGAGAAAATAATGGAAGCCAATAAGATGACCGATTTTGCAGCATTAGGCGAGGCACAAAACCCTGCAGAAAGTTTAAAATTTGCGCGCATCTGTGCATTTTACGGAATAAAAGCAGGATACAAAAAACAAGGTAAAAAATGCCCATACGAAACCGCTGAAGATTTGGGAGATGACGTTCAGAATTTCACAGAGTTAACAGCAGCAATGGAGGGCTTTAGCGAGAGTGTTAGCGGTTTTTTTCAAGTGAGCCCAGCAGAGGCGAAAGCGGAAAGCCTTTAACCTGGGATCAAATTAAACATATTTCCTATGGGGAGTTAAATCTTACCCCCGAAGATTTGGAGCGCTACAAGCCTGATTTTTTTAGATTGAAACTTGAAGGCATGCGCGAGGCTCAATTTCAGCAATATAAAAATGAATGGGAGCGCACTAGGTGGTTAGCTACTATCGTGCTGTCGCCACATCAGAAAAAAGGCAAAGGAATCAAGCCGCGCGATTTAATAGAGTTTGAATGGGAAAAGCCTAAACTCAACGTAGTTGAAATTGTAACCCAAAACAAACACATATTTGATAAATTGCGACCATGAAGGCAATAAAGGCCGTTTACAACCTACTTATCAATGATGTTGACACGGCGGCCGCCGTCACAAATAGGATTTATCCGGTGCGCGTGCCACAAGGGTTAACATTTCCTGCTATAGTTTTAACGCAAATAACACGCGAGGCAAACGAAACAAAAACGGGCTACTCCATTACAGACGTGGCGCGTGTTCAAATTACCGTTTTAGCAGACACAGCAACCGAGGCAATGACGATAGCGGAGTTAGTGCGCGAGGCCATGTCTCCTGTGCTTCCTGCGATTTACAACACTATTTATGTTAGCAACATTGCATTTCTTGATGAACAGATATTAATTGATGACGACGGTGATGAATTGGGTGTGTTTTACATTGCCCAGGATTACAATGTGCACTTCAATAACGCCATTGTGAGCACGGGTAATCTATTGCTTGAAGATGGTGGATTTATGTTGTTAGAAAATGGCGATAAAATAATATTATGATAAAAAGATTAGGCGTCGTTTTATTTGCAAAACTGCAAGAGCTAGCCAAAGGCATAGCCGAAGGCGTGAGCATAGTGCTGCAAGGCAATAAGAAAATGGAGGCTAGCTCCAAGAAGGTTAGTAAATCCATAGAGCAAAGTTTTGGGCAAGGTGCAAAAAATGCCATCAAGCAAACCGGGGAGCAGATGCTCATTCAAACCGATATTTTGCGCGACCTTGAAATGGGCTTGAAGAAACTTGAAGATCAACAAAAATCCACAGCAAAATACGATTTTCAAGCACAAGCCAAAATAAACAAAGCAATAAAGGAGCAAACGCAAGCCATAGCAGATCAGAAATTTGCACTGCAAGGCTTGAAGATGCAGCAGCAAGAAAATAAATCTGCACTTTCTGAAAGTAGAGCGCGCGCTGAGGACAACTCCCAGGCAATGGAGGCGCTAAATAGAGCAGTCGGCGCCGCTTCAATGGCGACGCTTTTATTAACATCTGATAACAAGAAATTACAACCCGCATTAAATGCCGTGCGCACAGTAATGGCGCTAAGTTCTGCGGCAATGGCGTTATATAATTTGTCATTGCGCGAAAATAATGTGCTTACAATGGTTGGATCTAAACTGCAAAAGGCTTACGCTGTTGCAGTGGGTACAAGTACGGGCGCAATGAAGATGTTTAGAATTGCCTTGGTAAGCACAGGAATTGGAGCGCTAGTCGTAGCACTGGGTTATTTGATTGCCAAGCTTTCAGAAACAAGCGAAGAGACTTCAACACTAGCAGACGAAATCGAGCGCATTGATGCCGATTTAGGAGGGTTTAAAACCAAGGTCGAAAACGTAGCATCGGAGTGGGAGCATTGGATGAATGTTCAAATTATTGCCGCAAAAATGGCAGGCAAAGGAGAAAAAGAACTTCAAAAAATTAGAGATGAAGCCTACGACAATCAAATAAAAAACATTGAAGCCCTTATTCAAGAAACCTACAACGCAGAAGAGGAAGCGCAAAAGGCTGCAAAAGGTCAAATAAAAGACCAGGTAGAATTGACCAAAGAATTAAATAAAATATTTGCAAAATACGAAGCCGAAAGAGCTAAATTAGATCAGGATGTATTTGCATTAAGGCGAAAAAAAGAACTTGAAAATTTACAGCTTAATTATGAAACGCAACAAAAGGCTTTAGAAAATACCAAGAAAATACAAGAGGAAACAAAAACCGCATATTTAAATTACCTAAAAAAGAGCAATGAAGAAGGTTTAAAGTTGGTTCAAATGCGCATCGACATGATGCAGGATGGAAAAGATAAAGAACTTGCTCAATTGAAATTTAACCTAGCCAAAGAATTATCAGAAGTTGAAACTAGTGAAAATTTAAAATCGGCCATTAGAAATAAATACAATAAAGATGTTCAAGATGTAGAAAAAAAATATACAAAAAATGCCTTTGACGAAGAAACAAAGCGCGTTAATGCTGTAGTAAATGCCGAAGTGCAAAAAGCAAACGCGCGCCTACAATGGAACGAAAAAGCAAACAAAGCAATCAAAGAGCAAAACGAAAGGCTAAACTCTCAATTAATTTCCCTTCAAGAACAATTTTATGCGGACATGGCCTTAGCTATCGGGCAAGCGTTTGCAGGTGGTAATCCTATGGAAGGCTTATTTAAAGTAATGGGAAATACTTTTGCAATGTTTTTGGAAACCATAGGACGCGCCATGATTGCGCTTAGTGGTATCGCTGAAGCATTTAAAACCATAGCATTAACCGGAGCGCCTGCATTAATTGCTGGGGTTGGTTTGATTGCAGCTGCAGGATTTGTTAGAGCTAAAATAAATAATACTCCAAAATTTGCAAAAGGTGGTATTGTCAGTGGGCCAACATTAGGTTTAATGGGTGAATATCCTGGGGCTTCAAGCAATCCTGAGGTTATCGCTCCATTAGATAAATTACAATCAATGCTAGGAGGCTCTGCAGATGGAAGTGGGTTTATAGCAGAAACGCGAGTAAGTGGCCGAGATTTATCAATAGTTTTAAACAGATATAACAAAGAAGCAAATCGAACCTAATGAGTTTATTATATTACGGTGAATTTGACGCCTTTAATGGCGATACATGGCGCGCAGAGTTGAGAGATTCTAATTCAGCAACAACAACTGGCACTGAATTGGTTTTAGCGGGCGATGGCATTACATTTAAGCATGACGGAGACGGCGATGAATTTTATAAAAATCCAATTCGCTCAGCTAGTTGTAGTGTATTTTTCAATGTAACTAGCACAACTGATGAAACATTTTTTCAAAATTTGTGCATTGAAAATGAAGGCGACAAGGCTATAGTTATTTATAAAAATAGCTCATTGTATTGGGTTGGTAGAATATTGCCAGATATAAATCAATATCAGCGCAAGCCATTAGTTAACACTGTTTTTGAAGTTGTTGGAGTTGACACATTGAGTTTGTTAGATCAATATACAATTGATCGAGATTGGTTTACAAACGATAGAATAAACGGCATAACTCTAATAAAAAATATTTTATCAGTTACTGGATTAGAGGATTTTTGGACACAAGTCGGAGCAACTAATTTTATTGCAGATGCTTTATTTACCTATAATCAAACTAGTGGCAGCACATATCATTTAGCAAATTATCAGTTTAATTACTTGTCTTTCTATGAGGATATAAGCAGTTTATTAAATCAAAAATTTCCTGATTTTGAAGGCGCCATAAACTGCAAACAGGGTTTAGAAAATATATTACAAGTATTTAATGCACGCATTTATTTAATAGATGGGTTGTTTCAGATATTCCAGCCTCAAAGTTTTAACGCTGGAACTACTATTATTTACGACATTTACAACACTAGCGGAACATTAGTAACCAATAACGCAAATTACACTCATGGCGTAAATATTAGCACCAATCAGTTGCGTCCTAAGTGGAGCGATTTCCCAACGGTAACAGCTCAGCCTGCTATAAAACAATTAAAAACTAAATTAAAAAACAGCTTAGCCTATAAATTTATTTTTAGAGATAGATTTAGCGTAAGT